ATATATCACCAGACAATGAACTGGCATACATCATGCCACCACCAAGAGGCAATTGACCTGCTTTCATAGCGTCATCTTGCCTTTGTCTGTCCATAGCATATTGTGTGTCAAACATACTTGGTATATTTATTTGTGCCATATTTATCTCCTATCCAAAGAGGCTACTACCGCCACCTAAAATTGAACTCCACATCTTACTCATACCTTCTTGCTTTTTAGCTGCCTGCATTGCTAAATTATCTGCCCAGCGAGTAGACGCTGTGCTTACATTTTGCATATTCCCCTGTGGATAAGGGGATGGCATTTTAATTAAATTATCTGCAATAGCGCCAACATTTGTAGCAGCAGTAATATCACCATATTGTCTTTCACGATTACTATCAATAAGAGCTTGTGACTCTGCAAATGCTTGATTTAATAAACCAAGTTCTCTATTATCAATTCCTTTTAAACGAGTAAGTTCATCCATTTTTTGTTGTGTTAAAGAAGCACCTGTGTTGTAATTACTTTCTTTAATTCGTAAAGCATTTTCATCGTCTTGATCTTTATATAAGGCTTGTAATTGTTTAAACCTTTTTGCTTGAGCATCTTCCCATCCACCACCAGCAAGAAAGTCTACTTGTCCACCAAACATGCCTTGTCTTTTAAGCATGTCATCGTAAATTTTTTGGTTTTCCTCAGTTAAAGCAGAAGAAACAGTATTTGCATCTCTATCCCAAGTAACCGATCCACCTGAACCCTTAACATTAGGAGTAGACCTTTCCCAAATAGCTTTATCGTATTCAAGCTGCCTCTTTAAATCATCTTCAGCAAAATCAGCGCCTCCCCCACGACCACCCAATAGACCACCTAGACCAGATAAATCCAAGTTACCACCTTTCTTTTTATTCGCAGCTTCCCATTCTGCCTTACTTACACCAAGAGTTTGTCTGTTGCCTAATCCATACGAACCTCTTTGTTGTTTGTATGCTTGTGCATATTTTTTTGGACTGTATGACCCATAGCCTTTTTGTCCACTTTGTCCTTGAAATACTGCCATTTCTTTCTCCTAATTAATTAACTGATTACATATAGTAACCAAGCACCACCACTATTTCCTGATTGTGCGTATTGACCCGCTTCTCCAGCACCACCATTTCCACCGCCACCACCGATAGTGATTTGTAATGAATGGTCGTTACCATCGGCATTGATTGTGTATGTTCCCGAGGTTGTGCTACCCGCTGCTCCGCCTTGTCCACTTGGATTACCCTCGCCACTACCCTGTGCGCCTAATCCACCATCTGAAACTGTACTAGACCACGGAGGATTTGCCCAACCACTCGGTATTGAAAAATCATAAGCACCACTTCGAGTTCTACTGCCACCACCATAAGAACCATAAGCGCCACCAGAAGCAGTTGCTATTGTTTGCCTTACATTGCCACTTGAATCTAAAACTTTAAGGATAGTATCGCCACCCGAACTACCAGCAGTTGCTCCTGTATAGCCTGCTGCTCCACCACCTCCGCCTCCTCCACCAGAAAGTTTGTACTGGACAGAAGTTTCAGCAGCATCTAAAGTATATGTACTGGAGCTTGTAAAGGCTTGTGCGGTTTCTGAGTAGTATGTCCAAATCTTTGTGCCATTAAAATACACATTTGACATATCAGTACCATTGAACTTAACCTTTTTCTCAGAGGCTAACGCAGTACCATTAAAGTATATATCGCCCATATTATGTAGTAACTATGTATAAATCCCCACCAGATGTATAAATCTTAGCGTGTCCATAAACACTCGAACTCGACCTAAGTGCTGCGTGTGTTGTTACATCTGCATCAATAGCTGCTTGTACCATTGCACAAGAGGCTGCTTGTGTTGTATTTGTTGAAGTAGCAGCAGTTGGTATTGTGGGTATTCCAGTTACAGTCAAAGTACCCGCTACCGTGCCATTATTTATAGCAAAATCTTCGCTAGAATCACCATTTAAATTTGCTTTAGAATTTACTGCTGTTTGTACTGTTTCAAATTCAGTTTGAAAGTCATCACCAGAAATTACTTTAGCAGTATTTGAGTCTGCTAAATCGTCCTTGCCATCCCAATCAACTGATATAGTGTAATTACTCATCGTATTTTTCCTTCTTTAGTTAATAGTGTTAAATCTTGTATAGAGGCATCGTAACCATTACTTGCTACAGATATACTTAGTTTGATGTGTTTTGCAGAGCCAGTTAAAGGTGTCCTGTATTCTTGTAAGCCATATATCGGTGTAAATTTAGAAGTGCCATACAAAGATGTACTAGCACCCCACAAGGCTGTTGTTCCTGTGCTTGTCGGTCTTAAATCAATATTTGTTGTTGTTGAGGGCGAAGCACCAAAGTCTTTGTACCACTTTAATCCTAAAGTAGCACCAGAACCACCTTCAAGCACCATAATAATTCTTTTTAACAGTACAGCAGAAACACTTTGTCCTAAAGAAATCCACGGTGAAGATACATCGCTTGTATATGAAGAACTTGAATAAGAAGCACCACCATCCCAAGCTAAATCGACATCATTGTAACCCTCATAACCTGCTAGGCTTCCATCTTGTTGTCCAACTAATAAACCATACAATTCTGTATATGCCATACTAGAAGGTTCTCTATCATTTGAAAAAGTCCAGGTGGTTATTCTAGGAACGCCATTAGGTGTTATATGCTTAAAATCGAAAACATAGTTAATGTTGTTGTCAACAAAAGACATAATATATATACCTTCATTCTCTACATATACGCTCTTAACATTTGTACTATTGCCAATATTTCTAATTAAGGTGTCTTTAATATTGACCGATAGATCAGTGAGTGGTAGTTTGTCCTTTTCGGTAGTACGAGCTAAAGACCTAAGACCAGTTGCAGATAAGAAAACTAAATCATCACCTATAGCTTGAATGCTGTCTCTTGACACACACCCGACACCTCTAATAATTTCATCAATTGCTAAAGAACCCACAGTTTCAGGTGAGTTATAAATAACTATATTGTTTTTACCAAATATTACTAACTTGCCATAAAAAGGTGCTAACGCTACTACTTCATCGTTATCCCAAAATTTACTTAAATCTATTAATCCACTATCACCGCCTGTCCAATCATCACCATCTAAAAGATTTGACCAATAAACAACATCTTTTGCCTCTGTAACACCACCCGCCCAAATTCTTCCATAAAATCCCATAGCACATGAGGGGTCAAATAAAGTGCTTATCGTTGCAGGATCAGTAGCATGTGCTGTCCATTTAGAACCTGAACCTAAAGAACCATCATATCTTTGTGGAATAACCCCAGAATGAAAGCAATGTAATCTATCATTAAAGTTTACAAATTGCCAATCACCTGTTGTGCCACTTACAGTGTGTTTAACATCATCACCACTACTCGGAAAAGCAGCATTGGGTGAGGTAAAGTCTACGGTGTATATGCTTGTGCCATGACTTGCAAATATTTTGTTTGTACCTTGATCGTTATGCTCTATTAAAGAGCCTATAGCTGTACCACTTGGAACTACTTTTTGTTTAAGACCTTTTCTTAATGAAATTCTGCCTGACTCTCTTAGTACAATGTTATTAGCATTGGTTAAAAAAGTGGGGTCTAATGTTGCTGGATTATCTTGCGTATTGAGTCCATTAACACCAAAATTAGGTAAAGAGAAGTAAGATAAAGATTTAGCCATTAATTTATATACCAATCAGATTCAAATTGAGTGTTACCACTATCAAGCATAATTGCTTGTTTTAATGCTTGATTTGTTTCTTCTGCTGCTGAAGAGGACAATGTTCCACCATCTTCACCACGCTCTGAAATTGCTCTTGCCCACGCCCCAAGAACAACAGGTTTTGTTGGAACTTTAAGAACTGTAGCTGCCAAAGTAAGTTCGTCTTGAGCCTTCACAATATCAAAAGATAAGGTCTCTGCATTAATCGGAACAGGTGATAAATCTACCTTTAAATTATTACTACTATCAGCACCGTTAAAACCGTAATATAGAGGCTCACCAGTGGGGTCTGTGGGGTACTTTACACTGTTAAGGTAGCTTCGGCTTACCTGGACTAATTGAGTGCCCGTAGTGTTGTTTATTGCATCGACAATTTTGAACTCTTGACCAGAGGATAAGTTGTAGTTTTTAGTGCCATTTACTGTCGATATATCTACCGTTTCTCTAAGCACTAACCAATCGTGATAATTCTCTATAGCTCGCTTTGAATCATTAACCAGGCTACCTATAACTTTTTGATAATCACTTACTGTTGTTGAGTCATTAATAGCACCAGACCAATCAGTCAGAATTGTATCTTCTCTGAGTCTTATTAATACCTCATTAATTAGTTCTCTAAATGTCATATTATCTCCTTGACGAAATGCTTGATCCAAAATAAAGTCCAACCACAGCCATGATTGCATGACTCAACCATTCA